CGTCGCATTCGTTAGGCGAGCGGCGTAGTCGGCGGCTGCTTGCGCCGCAACGGCATCGTAGGGGACGCCGCCACCGTTGCCCGCCCTCATCGAAAGCGCGGCATTGTCCGCCCCTTTGACGATGCTCCGGTTCCGCGCAATGCGCGATGTCGTACCAGCCGCACCGGCCACTATCGCCGGAATGGGTGTACCAGTGGCCGCAGACCCAAGGCCCCACCCGGCCGCTTGACCAGCACGCCCGAGGCTGAACCCCGGCGTCGATTGGTCTATCCCCCGCAAAATACGCTGGCTAAACTTCCCGCCAGCGGCGGCGCGGAGCATCTTCATCTCGGCGTCAGACCAGCCCCTCGTGAGGTTCTTATTGCCGCTGAGGCGCTTGAATCCCGTCGTCAGCGCTTGGGCATATGCAGCTTGGCCCCACGAATCTTGCGTGGCGTTTTCCGCGCGGGTGATGACGCCTTCGATAGTCTGGACCTTCGACTTTTGCCGCCATAACTTGCGGGCCTCTTGGTAGAGATCACGCGCCAAGGGGCCGTCGCCGGCGAACTCGCTCGGATGGATATTGTTCACCCAGTCGTCGAACTTCCCGAGGATGATGGCTGCTCCCCGCTCATCCGCCTTGCTGCCCGTATCCATGACGGAATCGAGCAACATCTGGCGATAGGTCATTACGTTCCGAAGCGTCAGGGGCTGCTTGCTAATCTCGTCAAGCACCTGCATGGACGCCATCGTGTTCGGGTACAGCGTCTTGAAGGCTTCGGGGGCCACATTCGGGTCGGCGATCATGTTGCCAACTTGGTTCTTGACGTTGGCTAGCCGGCCGGTGGCATTCGCCATCACGACCGCGCCCTCGTTGTCCGCCCGCTTGTAGAAAGCAGAGGCGGTGTCTTCGATTTGCTGGCTGGTCGGGGTCGCTTTGCGGGCAACACTCTTGCCCACCACGTTGCCGATGCCCTTCCCTAGCAGGGCTGCGCCACCGCCCACGCCTGCGCCGATGATGGCCCCAGAGCCCGCTGACTGAAGACGCTGTTCGACCCCGCCCTCGCCCTCGCCGTAGCCTGCGATAGCGCCAGCCGTCGCGCCGCCAACCATCGTCCGTCCTACGGTCCCAAGTTCGTCCGCGACCTTCGGGATAATCGGGGCGGCCCGCCCGGCGGTGCGGATGCCCTGAGTAGCAAGCCCACCGCCGACCAGCATCGAGGCCGCAGCGCCTCCGATGCCGATCGCAGTCGACTCGACGGGGTGGCGCAAGAACGCCTCTGCCGTGCAGTTCTATGAACGGATGAGACGGGCAAAGTAGGGGCGGTCAGTGGCGTCCTATCCGCTGGACGACGGCTCCTGAGCGTCCTCAGTACCGCCGGGACTCGAACCCGGGTTTCCACCCTGACCGGACCTGCGGGCACGTCTGATCCCGCCCGGCGCCGACCTTCCTTCTACACCATCTCGCCATCCAATGGAATCCCCCATCGGGGGTAGCCCGCCCCGGCTGAGGGGCAATATCGGAGACTGGAATATGGATAGCCTCCAAGTGACTGACGCCGCCTCGGCGGCTGTGGCCGTTGCACCGCGCGTGCAACTGAAGGACATCGAAGCCGCGATTGCCGGGGTGTTCTACACGACTGCCGCTGATGCATGCCCCGGCGCCCCTGTGTCGAAGAACATGGCGCTGTTGACGATGTGCATCATCGAGATGGCGAACGGCTTCATCGTCGTCGGCAAGAGCGCCCCCGCATCCCCCGAAAACTTCAACGCCGATCTTGGCAAGAAGTTCGCCTACGAGGACGCCATCCGGCAGCTTTGGCCGCTGATGGGCTTCGCGCTCCGCGACCGCCTCGCGGCCTGACGAACGTCTGCCGCCATGGAGAGGGCCGCTTTCGGGCGGCTCTTTCCGTTCCCGATCGAAGTAGGCGGGAGCTTGGGCATTCTCAGTGCCCTCGCCGTGCGCGTCAACGCACATTACCGCAACCGGCCGTTATCACGGCAACCCCGCCTCCCCCCGAGGGGCAGGGGCATCCTAATCCGAGGTTCCGCACAAAGCAAAAAGGGTTGCGGCAATGATGTCACTTGAACGCGATGTCGCGGTTCTGGCCGAAAAAGTGTCTGCGCTCGAAAAGGATCTAGGAGCGCTCGACCAACGGCTGGAACACATCGACCGGCGGCTGGGACCGATCCTGGACAAACTCAGTGCCGCAGGGGGCGCGTGGCGTCTTCTGATTGGACTGGCCGCGTTCGCGGCGACTCTCGGCGGCCTTGTGGTCGCTGTGCTCGCGTGGCTCTGGCCCCGCCCCTAGCCCCAACCCCCGAAAGGAACGCTCATGGCGCACTACGCAGGGACCACCCTGTCTATTGCCACAGAGACTAAGGGCTCGTTTGCCGATGATGAATATGGACGCATCGGGAGTCTTACGTTCTCCAAGGCGCATCCGGGGCAGGCCGGAGAGGGCTGGATGATCATCCGGGGAAGCTTCCCGGAGCGGTCGCCCCACATGGCTTTCACGGACGATGACGCCAGAAAGTTACGGGATTGGCTCTTGGCCGAGTTCCCGCTTTTGCCGGCCTAAAGCACCCAACCCCCGAAAGGAACTGACATGATGCTCCGCACCCTCCTTGCGGCGGGCTTCGCCTGTCTGCTTTCCGTCACGGTCGTCGCAGACCCACTCCCCGCGCCCATCTCCCCCATCGTCCATCTCAATGCCAGTTGCACCGGCTTCGTGATCCAGCCGGGGATGCTGGTGACGGCCGGGCATTGCATCAGCAAGCTTTCCGGCCACCACCTCGCCCTGTCGAACGGCGACGCGGTCGAGGGCAGCCTTTCGATGTTCTCCAGCCCGTCGTTTGCTGACGACATCGCGGTCATCAAGTTCGCCCCGGTCGGCAGCCAAGAGACGTTGCCGCTCCACTGCGGCCCGCTGCCGCCTGTGGGCACGCCAATCCACATGACGGGCTTCCCCGGCTCCTACGGGCTGGCGACCGTCTGGGGCCGCATTGCGGGCGACCCGCGCATGTTCCCCAGCACATGGGGCAGGGCGAAGGCGGCAATCAACATCTCATCCTTCGGCGGGTTCTCCGGCTCACCCGTGATGAACGAGGCGGGCAAGGTTGTCGGCATTCTGGTCGGCAGCATGTCCGACAACCGGACGCTGGCGGTGATGGTCCCCGCCAAACGACTCTGCGAGTTTGTCGGCGCCGAGTACGTTTAGCATGGTCGCCCCCAAGTGCAGCGACGACGAGTTCATTGCCCTGTTTGAGGCAAACGGCCTTCACGAGACGGCCCGGCGCCTCAGCATGGCATCGCAGAAAGTAGCACTCCGCCGCCGGAGCATCGAAAAGAAGCGGCACACCTCGATCAACGGCCCGACGCATTACAACAGCCTTCCCGCCCAGCATCACCCGCACCGCATCCAACTCGACGTGCAGAACGGCACCGTCATCATTGGCGGGGATGCCCACTACTGGCCCGGCGAGCCGAGCACCGCACACAGGGCCTTCGTCCGGTTTATCAAGGATCTGAAACCCCGCGCGGTCATTATGAACGGTGACGCCTTCGACGGCGCGCGCATCTCCCGGCATCCCCCAATCGGCTGGGCTCAGACGCCCACGGTCAAGCAGGAAATCGAAGTGGTGCAGGACCGGCTACAGGAGATAGCCGACGCAACGCCCCGAGGCTGCCGGAAGCTCTGGCCGCTGGGGAACCATGACGCCCGGTTCGAGACGAAGATTGCGTCCGTCCTCCCCGAACTGGCCGAAGTGCATGGCGTCTCGCTTCAGGACCACATGCCCCTGTGGGAGCCGTGCTGGTCGGCGTTCATCAACGATAGCGTCGTGGTGAAGCACCGGCTGCGATCGGGAATCCACGCCCCACACAATAATGCGATGTGGGCGGGCCGGTCGATCGTCACTGGGCACCTTCACTCTCAGAAGGTCATGCCGATCACGGACTACAACGGCACCCGCTACGGCGTCGATGCCGGGTGCCTTGCTGACCCGGATGCCAAGGCCTTCACCGACTACACCGAGGACGGGCCTAAGAACTGGCGATCCGGCTTTTGCGTCCTGACTTTCAAGGACGGGAAGCTGCTGATGCCGGAACTCGTCACCGTATGGGATGCCGGCCATGTGCAGTGGCGGGGCGATCTGGTGGCGGTGTGAAGGTTGGTTGCGGGGGCAGGATTCGAACCTGCGACCTTCAGGTTATGAGCCTGACGAGCTACCGGGCTGCTCCACCCCACGCCATGCTGGGCAAGGCCGGGTGCTACTCCGGCTCGGACGTTTCGTGCGGGACCTGCATTCGGGCCGCCTGTCCTCTGTTGGTGCGACGGCCCTAGGTGCAGTGATCGTCTCATCCGGGCAGCTTATGCGCGCATGCCAGCGCGCGAATCATACACCATCCCCCGCCAACTTCAACACCCGAGCGCCAGAATGACCGAGACTGTTGAAGACCGCCAAGCCCGCCTCATAGGCGCACTGGAGGGCGCCATCTCATGGGGCTATGTCCGGGCGGGGAATGTGTACAAGCGCCCTCCACCCCCGCCCAAGCCTGCCGTGGAACCCCTCGACGTGCCGGCCGATGACGCGCCGCACGGTTAGGCTCGTGAGCGGCCCGGTCGAGATCAAGCGCGAGAAGAACAAGACGGTCCTCCGCGACGACTCCGCCGGCTATTACCGGGAACTCGGCTGGCACGAACTCACCATCCTGCTCCGACAGGCTGCGGACGCTAACTATCTGTGGTCGGCGTGCGAGGGGAAGATACCTCGGCGGGACTAGGAAGCGGGACGGTGACGCCGTGCTCGTTGAAAATTGCGACGACATGCTTGCCGTCTGCTATGATGCGGACGGCGCGAAATTGCTCCCCACCCCGGCGGATAATGCCGCGCTCGGATGTGAAGCGGATGGCGCGTAGAGCGGTCGGCTTCGCGGGGTCGGAGGACGGCGGCGGATATCGCCAGTCGTGCAGGATAGGCACATTCCAGTGTTCTCCCCTGCCCATGCGTTCGGCAGCCTCGGAGTAAACCGGGTCACTCTGCAATTTCTTCCAGTGGGCTTTCGCCTCTTCGAAGCTGCCCGGCTCCAGCCGCATCTCCTAGTTCCTTTCTGTGCGAGGGGAAGATACCGAAGCGGGATTAGGTCCACGTAGTAGACCGGGTGCCGCTTCACCAAAGCCTGGAGCTGGCGGCGGCTGATTCTAAGCCACTCTGCCGCTTCGTCCATCGTGAAGTTTTGGTCCAGCGCTCTCCCGGTCATTCTTGTCCCGTGTCCTGCTGGCCGGAGAGGAGGGCGCCCGTTTCGGCCCGCACCAGTGTCAGCCCACAGGTGCAGAGTGACTTGCCGATACATGACCCGACGTGCCGCGCGTGGAACATCAGCCACGAGTCAGCAGTCTCCAGCCCCGCCTCCAAGTCCGCTATCCGCCTATCCCGCATCTCCTCCCGGCCACGCTGGCGCTCGGAGAGGACGAGTGCGATGCCGAAATCGTAAATGGCATCCCGGAGTTCACGCCGTTCCTCTGACGTGGGGAGGGGCCGGATCATGTCGTCCACGATCTGCGTGGCCGCAGCCATCACCCCCGCATCCCGTTCCGCTACTGGGTCAGTCATTCGCTCGTCTCCATCTCCTTGAGGGCGGCTCTGCGACGATCCCGCTCATCGCAGAGGCGTGACCATTCAGCGGCGTGACGCGCATAGGCTGTCGTGTGGTTGCGGAGGCTTGCCGTGCCGTCCGCCCGCAGATTGTATTCGGCGAATGGCGCCCCGTGAGCGGCGGCCCTCGCGCGGGCTATCGCTTCGTCAAGTTCTGCGTCCGTCAGCTTCATCACGCCGCGCCTCCTGCTGGGGCACGTCGGCCCGGTTGCCCTTCGGCTTCGGTTCGGTCAAAGCGACGCCCTGCTCCAGGAAGTGGCGCTGCATCTGTTCAAGGAACCGCGTCTTCTGGTCTGTGGTCATGATCCGCGTAACGGCCATGTCGAACGGCTCCATCATCAGCGCCAGCTTCATCGGGTAGGGGAGAGGCTTCACCATCGCGTCGTACTTCTCCCGGAAAGCCTCGTTCTCGTGGCGGAGGATCGGCACGCCGAACGTCAACTTGCACTCGCCGCGAAGTTCCTCCGCCGTCCGGTCGCCCAACTGCTCGGCGGCCTCCTTGAGCCACAGGCGTTGAAGGTGGTTCTGCTCGTTGGTGCGATGCTTCCCGTTCACGATGTCCACCGTGTAGGGGCGCTTCCTCGCCTTGAGGTACTGGACCAACAAGGCAAGGTCGCCGTCGTTGCGGATGACGCGCGTGACCATCAGAACGGGATTTCCGAATCGAGGTCTTCGTAGGTGACGGCGCGCTTCACGGGGGCGTCATCGGCGCTCGCAGGCGCCGGGCTGGCTCCATCGTTCGCGCGCCCGTCGAGGATCGTCAGTTCACCCCGGAAACGGGTCAGCACGACCTCCGTCGTGTAGCGTTCCTGGCCGCTCTGGTCCTGCCACTTGCGCGTCTGCAACTGGCCTTCGACGTAGACCTTCGACCCCTTCTTGAGGTACTGCTCCGCCACCTTGGCGAGGTGTTCGTTGAAGATGACGACGTTGTGCCACTCGGTGCGCTCCTGGCGCTCGCCGGTCGCCTTGTCGCGCCAGCTTTCGGACGTGGCGATGCGGATATTGACCACGGGCGAGCCGTTGTTGAGGCGCCTCACTTCGGGGTCGCGCCCGAGGTTCCCGACGATGATGCACTTGTTGACGCTGCCGCTCATGCTGCCATTCTCCTTTGCGTGATCTGCTCGACCTTGGCGTCCAGTTCCGCAAGGAACCCGGCAACCGCCTCTTCCAATTCGGCGACCAGGGCGTCATCGCGCTGGACGCGCTGGACAAACATCCGAAGGTCTTCCGGCATGCGCGGGTCGAACGAGATGAAGTCGCACCATGCCCGCCCGGTGCAGGCCATCTGCCAGTGCATCTGCTTCAGGTAGCCGCCGTTGATGCGACCCCCGAGCAGGGTATCGATGTGCGTTTTCGTGATCGGGCACTTGATCTCGACCAGCCCGTCATCGCCCACAAATCCGTCCGGGGAGGCCCCGGCCATTGGTATCGTCGGATGGTCGATGTAGCCGCCCGGGGTCACGCTGGCGCCCTCGATCAACTCATAGAAGACGCGGGCCTGCCGCTCCGTGTCGGTGCCCCATTGCATGGCCTGGCTCTTGAAGCCATCGGCTGCGACGCCGGTCAGGCGCTCCGCGATGAGGTCGGCCATGTAGTTATCGCGGGACGCGCCCCAGCCGGTTTTGATCTTCGCCGTGAGGTCGGCAATGCGGGAAGCGGTGACGCGCCCGATGCGCGCCGCCTCCCACTCAGGGGTGCCCTGCGGGATCATGCCGCCACCCCGTCCTTGACCCGCGCCTTCTTTTCGTCAGCCTTGATCTTCATGTTGAGGATCATGGTCGCCTCGCTGAGGCGAAGAACCGGAAGATCGGCCAAATCCTCAATGCCGAAGTTGTCGAGGAACTTCGGGAGGTCGGGTGCCGCCCGGACAATCAGGCTGCGGAGGTCGGCCACTTGCTCGTCACTGATCGTGCCGGGGTCGCTGCTCGCCTGCCCATCGTCATCGGCCGATGCCGCCAGCCCGAGAGCTGCCTTGAGCGTGTAGCGCTGGAGGTAGGTGATCGTGCTGCCTATCTGCTGGATGTCGTTCTTGTTGCCGGTCCCGTCACGGCCAGCGCAAAGGGTGTTCTCTTCCGAGTGCCCATCGCGATGCGAGACGATGCATGTCACCGCCACCGGCTGATTGATCTCGGAACTGGCCCGGAAGCGGTACGACAACCCGTGACGGCTCAGGAT